TTACTGAAAGCCTGTGCCATCGTTAGTGTAGGTTGTAAGCATAGTATGGTTGATGGTTCTTGGTCTATGTAATAGCCGATTGCATTTAGTAGTATCTCAGTTGCCCCAACTTGGCTAGATTTTAAGAAGGTTATTTCTTCAACATTTGGATCATTGATAACTTCCATAATCTCTCGTTGAAATGGCACACGATCTGTACGCCATTGACCAGCTTCGGCTGATGATTCAGATGATAGTTTTCTATGATTATCACTCCATTCGGCTACGGATAAGTTGGGTGGTGGTTTCCAAATATTACTTATCGTCTGCCATATCGGATTTAGCTGTTGCATCTTCTGATAATTCCTCTAAACATTCATACACAGCTTCTTTGATAATGGCTTGTGCTTCTTGTGGTGTTTCGGCTGCTTGGGTTAGGTGTCCTAGCTTGGTTGGTAGTGCTAATATCTTGCTTCTTACATTGGTAACATAGTCTGACCATATTGTTTTAATTAGATCGGCTGATATTAGTTCATCTTCTTTTTCTTGTAACTCTAACTCTGCTCTATCGGCTTGTGCTTTAGTTAGTCTTGTTCGTTCTTCGTTTAAATCGCCACTTCCATGCTGTTTGCCTTTAGCAAGTGATCTTAAATAGCGTATGTATCTTACACGACAATCATCAATATCTTGTCCACCTGATTTCCCAGACTTTATTAACACATTTTCGTTAAAAAGGTCATGTACTCTTACTGATGAAAGGTCTAAATGGTCTGCTACTGATTTGATTGTTGCCATGCTATTCGTTCAAATATAAACCACACTTATAATGCCTAACACTAAAAAAAGACTGATCCACGAATACCTGCAAAGCTTTATTTGTTGGAAAGAACCTAGAAGCCTTATGTATAGTGGCTTTCGTGGAATTGATGTTTTTTTTCATTTCTATTTTGCAGTCCTCATAGCTTTTCTAAATGCTTTGTCTAAGTTTCTATTATAAGTATTGTTTATATATGACCTACCTATAGTGTAGAACTTAAATGGTTTTTTGTTATAGGTTACGCTGTCCTTAAAGCCAATGATTAGTTTAGATTGTTTGCCACCCTTGCCATGCTTTTGAAATACCCCTGTCACTCCACCGATAGTAGCAATAAATTGTTTATTAGCATTTTTAATTAGTCCTGACTTCTTGCCTGATATGTTTCCGTATTTGTTTAGCCTTATGTTCTTGGTATAGGGTACAGGAATCTTCTTGCTGCCACTTCTTGTACCACCATCGATCTGATACTTTAAATACTCAGCAACAAAATCTTTGATAGCTAAGAAACCAAATTGTTTTTTCTTGTTAGCTCGTTTAATAAAGAAACCATTTTTAGTTGCTGGTGTTGGTCTGTCTAACTTCTTCTCTGCTTGTTTAGACATCTCTTTCTTCAAGCCAAACAATGTTGAATTTATACCTGTTGCTATTGCAAAAGGCATTTGTGTCTTTTCAAAGTTAGTAAGTCCCTTACTAAATTGTTTAATGTTTTGCTCAATCTTTATTTGCATACTCTAATTCTAATAACAATTCGGCATAATGGATAACTTTTTTAATGTCCTCTGCCCCATTCTTATCCCTGTGCCTACATACATACTTAACTATATTAGCTTCACAATAGTTAAGTTCATTCTTCTGTGCGAACTCTACAGGTTGTATCTTTAGTTTTTTGTAATGATTGCCTGCTACTTGTTTATCCAAAGCACTATCTGCTTTGTCTATTATTCCATCGACACGCTGTCTTGTTGTCGCAAAGATATAATCTTTTGGTTTGTTTTTATCAATACTCATATATTAGTACCCCCTTTTTTTATAATTGTTTCTTCAAAATCATCATCATCATATGCTTCAAAAACACAACCAGATTTAGATGAAATATCTTTGTGTATTGGAGCAATTAGGTTTTCAGCAAGTTTATTTTTAACCTTATTCCAATCATATATTTTGTAATATGTAAAATCTTTTTTATTAATATCAAAAAAAGCATAGAAATTGTAATCTACATTAGTTTGATATAATTTATCTTTTTCACATTTAGCACCACTTGGGTTATTAGAGGTAATTGTGAATTGATTTTTATATCTCAAGGCAATGTATTTTCTAACACGACACGAAAATCTTAGTTGCAGTTTTTCGCCTACGACAACAATATCTGTAGATTCTTTTGTGTCTTGTTCGAAGTTGCTTTCTTTAACATCCCAATAATCAACATCATTTTCTTCAAGCCATTCCTTAATATATTTTTTGTAAAGGGGTCTAGCCTTTTTATCCATTATGAAACTATCCATTGAACTCACTTTCCTCATATCCAAATGTTTCATATCCTTCTCTGGATTCTCTGGCAAAATAATCTATTCTCGGTTCAGGTGACACTCTTTTTACTAAATCATAAAATTCATCAGGCTTTCTTGAGTGTTCTCTTCTCTTTGCATTGAAACAGGTGAAGAATTGTTTTGTGTCTAAAAACCCCTGACCACCCTTTCGAGCTAATAAAACAAATTCGCAGTTATACGATGGCAAGCCTACAGGTTGAAAACCACCATTCTTATGCCAAACAAAAGTGACTAAATATTTAAAATCCCATGCATCTAAAATATCAAAACATTTTGGTAAATATTTTTGTGTTGTCCATAACCATAAATGGCACTCTTCATGTGCAGGTAGCTTTATATTTTTTATTTCATCTATACTCATAGTTGGATAATCAAAAACATCGTTACTAAAAGTTCTATCTTCCATTTGAATCCTTTGCATTTCCCAAGGTGGATCAATAACTATGGTTTTATATTTGCCTTTAGGTGGTGGTATTTTCATAGCTTCTCTTTTCTTAAGTAAAAGTTGCTCTTTTGATTTCGCCGACCTTTCAGCTCTTATCTTAGTAGCCATCTTTATTATCTCATCTGCACCTTTAGCGACAATTTCTTGTTGTTGTTGTTTTGGTAAGCTAACAATATCTACTGCCGATCTTTGTGAAATGCTGCCATCTTTAACGCCATCAATAACAGAATCATCTCCTTTGTTTTTAATAGTCGTTGCTCTTTGTAGGCTTTTTATGTTTGTGTTATTTTCTTCGGCAAAATCACCCTGTGACAACCTACGACCATGGTCTGAGGTTCTGTGTCCATTTCGCCATTCTTGAAATTCAACTAAGTATTGGTCTATCTGTTGTTGCTTAAGATGCCTTCTTCTAACATTCAAGGCAATCACATAGGCATCAGGTTCATTACCGATATATTCTATAAAGTTAGGTTCTACCCCTGCACTATTACAAGCATTGTATCTATTCCTGCCATCAAGTATTTTTCCTTCATATAAAACAATTGGATTTAATAACCCATTGACTTTTATATCATCTACTAACTTTTCAAATTCTTCGCCTTCTATTAAAGGAAAGATATTTGCTAATTCGTGGTATTCATATTCTATTTTCATAATTTTCTCCTTTTTTTGTATCACTCATTTTTTACCTCTGAAACAACGCCCTCTGAAGCCCTTTATTCCTAAGCATATTATATGTATTAATATATACCCCTCTTAAAGGGGGATATATGATACAAATATACTTACTTGTGGTACTCAAACTAATCTTTTCCAACCTTCCCTTTTAGCCCATCTTTGAATCTTGCTATGTGAAACATTGTATGACATATCTTCCATGATCTGTTCTTGTATTTTCCTCAGTGGCATACCTTCCTCATAATACTTCTTAGCTAAGACCATTTGTTTCTTATAGGGGTTTTCTATCACCTCTATATCACCATTCCTAATTTGAAACTCGACATCTTCTTGCTCTATCGCTTTCAAATGTCTGGCTTTTTCAAATGTCCACTTAAAACCAAATTCAATATCAGTATCATCGTCATAATCAATTTCTTTCTTTTCTGATTCCACGCTAATCAATAAATCTAGCGTAACCTGTTTAACCATGCTGCCGAATAGAGCCGAATTGCCACCTGATGATGCTGTCTTTCTGGAGTGATCTACGATCCATACAGTTATGTCATTCTGACGACACCAATTTAAAAAAGGCTGCACATGAATAAGCCATTCTGTAGGCGAACTAAAATCATCAAAACAAAACAGGGTAAAGATGTTATCTAAGACCACAACCTCATACTCATTCACCTCAATGGTATTCATTAGCTGTTGCATATTAGCCTTATCATCTAAAGTTCGCAACATCATTTCAGGCTCTTGTTTAACCTCAAATTCATTTGTATCAACATTAAATTCCTTAAATTCAGGCTGTATAAATCGTGATATATAGTGCAGATTAGCCAAACCCCTACCCCAAGCATCAAAATTAGCTAATTGGGGCTTCATCTTGCGATATCGGCTTTGTAGTGATGCTGGTAACATCTCGCCATCTACATATAAGACTTTACAAGCCTTTGGCACTTTGTAATAAGCAAAATCTATGCCCATCGCCAAATGCAACATGAGCTTTTGGGTTATATAGGATTTACCTGAACCTGATCTGCCATACAGAATAGTTTGAGTGCCACTATGCAACAATCCCTCAATAAGTGGTTCAGGTGTTGGGTACTTCTTATCAAGTATGCTGCCTAGTGGCTCTACCCATAGCTTAGTGTTAGATTCGTGAACCCTAGTACCATCTTCATAAAGGAGAGAAGAACTTTGTTCAGCACTAGGGTAGTCACGATCTTCGTTAGAATGGTATATCTTCTTCCAATTCACCTGATCCACCTTCACCTAGCGTTACTGTTCTAGCTTCAGATGATCCCATATCTGATGGCTCGTCAAAATCGGCTGGTTTATCAACCCATTTTAAATATTCAAGTTTTGCTTTAAATCCACTAGCACCACCTGAGAAAGATACTTTCTCTGATCCTACATATTTAAAACAAGGTACTTTGCCTTCGACTTTATCTTGCCAACAAGCCGACAGAGCATCATCAAATGTTTGTCCTTCAAGGAAAGAGAACCTTTGCCATAAATATACCCCCTTATCTTTAATATACACTCTGGCAGAAAAGGCTCTCTTATAACCTTGTTCAACTAATTCTTTATAGTTGTCAGGTCTGACACCAACTTTCTGATCCCATATAAACTGATATTGACCATCGTATTTTCCATAGCCTGTTTGAAATTCAGGGTGGATTAACAAATGCTCAAATTGTAAAGGTTCATCACCTTCACCATTATTAGTAACGAATTTTCCCATAGCGAAACTATGTTTTATATACAAGGAATTACCCTCGCTTTCACTAAGTTGTAAAAAAGATTCCATATTTTCTCCTTATTTTTTACTCCTTTCACTTTATTGTGATCTGTTGTCTATAGTTTTTTAACATCAAAAAATACCTTTCTATCAGGATAATTTTCAACTGTATTCACCCCTAGAGATATAAAATAATCCACTACTTTCTGTGGCTCTACTTCGTTGTCCTTACTAATCCTATCAATCCTTTCTAACAATTCGCAATCCACCCACACTTTTTTCCTACCATTTCTTTGCTTAAAGTATTTGCAACTAGGATCGTAAATTTCCCTCATAGCTCTGTCCTTGTAATTTTTTAAAGTTTGTACACAGCAAACCTTCGATGAATTTACCCATAATTAGACCATTGTTTCTGCAATAGTCTTTTATTTCATTATGTAAATTCTTATTTATTGTTATTGTCTTGCTTGTCTTACTTTTATCCATATAACTAATTTATACTTTTTTTTACAAAATACAATAGATAAATTGTAAATAATTGTGTTTTTTTACAAAATAGTGTTAAGATACTTATGTAAAAAATAGGAGATTTTATGAAAGCTATGAATTTTATAAATATGGCAAACGATATGCCGACTAATTGCGAAATGAGTTGGCTGCAAGTAATTAAATTCAATCTTGGATTTAAGAATAATGTAATTAATGAAGTAATGACTACATTTGATCTTGATAAATGTAAGTTCAAATACTTAGGCACAACGGGGGTGAAATAATGATTGATTATAGAGCAACGGACAGGGTAAGAGTAAAAGGTAAAACTATCTTTGGCTTTTGCCTTGCTTTTACTAAAGATGGATCTGTTCTGTTTGGAGATGAAGAAACAAGACAGATTAAAAAGTATAAGCCTAATAAACTAGAAAAATCATACGATAAATAAGGAGAAAGATATGAAACTAACTAAAGAAGAATACGAAGCCTTAATGGCTTGTTTAGAGTTAGGGGTAGAGAAGTTTGGTCAGTCGTACAAATCGGTTGACCGAGTGATCTATTCCAATGTTGTAAAATTAATTATGAGATCGAGGAAACATTATGATGACTTACGATAAATATTTTAAAAAACTAATTAACGATTTAGAAGAACGCTTGGCAAAAGCAGAAGCCAAGAAAGATGAAATTCAAGGTAAACTATTTCTTACAAAAATAGAATACCAACAAGCAAGGGAGAAAAATGGAAAAAGCACAAGGGAAATTAACCAGCGATAATCACGCTTCTTGTTCAGGGGTAGCAGCACTATTTGGGGCATCACCTTATGAAACAAAAAACGAATACCTTGATTCTAGGATCAGGGCAAGAAAAGGCGAAAATGTTAGATCAGAAAAAAGCATCTACGCTGAAATGGGCAATATCTTAGAAAATCCAATATTAGAAATAACTGCTGAAAAGCTAGGGCTATCTAATTTAGAAAAAGACATTACTACACCCGTATTACACGAAGAATATCCTTTAGGTGGTTCGATAGATGGTATTGCTTATTGTCAGAATAATTTAATTACCCCTGACGATGACATTATCTACACCGAAGATGATAAACCTATCATGTTAGATGGCAAAGGCATATTAGAAGCCAAAGCCACAGCCCTTATGCCTGAAGCAGATTGTAAGCCCACCTTATGGCGTGGGCTGCTACAGGTTAAGGCTTTAATGGCTATAACAGGGTATTCTTGGGGCTGTGTTTCAACGATCTACAGATCAACACTATTTAAGATGTTTCTGTTAAGGCGAGACTTTGCTTTTGAAACTAAACTTAAAGAAGTGATTTTGGATTTTGAAAACAGAATTACAGCAGAAGATTACTACCCACCTGTTACCCTAAAAGATACTCAAATCATGTTTCCTGAACCTGTAAAGGCAAAGGAGATTGAATTAGACAATGATGCTGCAAGTACCTATCTTGATTTAATCTACACAGCAGACGAGCAAATAAAGGCTCTGAACAAAGCTAAAGAAAATGCTCAGATTAAAGTACAAGAATTAATGGGTGATGCAGAAATTGGTTTTAATAAAAATTACCAAGTGAAATGGGGTTCTACTACTTACAAGGCACAACCTGAAAAGATCGTACCAGCGAAAGAAGCCAGAACTGTCCGTAACAAAACATTGAGGATTAAAAAAATAGAACATGAAGAACATAACTAGACAAACTGAAAAACGAAAAGCCCATGAGTACGCGATGCTTATGTTTAACGAAGAACCAACCATATCTTGTCGAGCCATAAAGCAACGACTTAAAAATATGGGTTATAACATAGATCACAGCACAGTTTTCAGATGGCTGAAGAAAGCATAAAACTTTGTAAAGATTGCTCAATAGCTATAACTAAAGCTAACGCTTGGATAGATCGTGGAGATCGCATCAGAGCAAGATGTAAGGATTGCGATAGACTATATCGTGCCAATCAAGATGGAC